TACTCAGATATGCTTATATCAAAGAAATTGAGTAACTGGTATGTTATAAACATCATTATTAGTGAAACCCCTATAAATGTTATTATTTCTCCAGTTGTCATATATAAAATTAAGAAATAAAATATCTACAAATATATATAAATGAAAATAAAAATATCAACTACTGCAATAATAATTATATTGTCGACGATACTTGTTGGGTGTATTGCATACTCCGTTTTTTACAATAATACCCCGAGTGTTGTATTTCTAAACAAAAATGAACTGGCATCTTTCTTAATAAAAGACAAAGACAACTATTACAAGTCTTTCAACGAAAAAGATTTCATTGTTCGTAATGTATCCAGTATTGATGAATATAGGGAAAAAATAAGAAATGGCACATCGAACTTCTCTCTTTCTCAAAAAGGAAAAGTCATTTTTTGTGTTGAAAAATTAAACAAAATGCTAGTTAATGTGAAATATCCTTGGTTTGACGGTAAAAAGGCAATTAAAAGTCCTTGGAAATTTGGTTCTATTGATGGTTCAAACTATGAAAACGGTCTTCCTCATACTAGAAACGACGTTATTATTCTTCCTCAAGTCACACTTGACAACTATCCTCAACAAGAGTTAACTAAACTAATCCTCCACGAAAAAATCCACATTTATCAAAAAATGTACCCCCGTGACATTGAAAACTATATTCAACATAATAAGTATTATAAATTCAAAAAACGGATGGAAATTATAGACTCTAGGGCAAACCCCGACTTGGATGAATGGACCTATAGTGACTCAACTAACAAAACATTTGTTGCGATATACAACCCCAATCCAACAAATATTTCTGATGTACAATTTTATCCAGACAACACGGTCAACGAAGAACATCCTTATGAAAAAATGGCTTATGAAATGTCAGAAACTATTACTAAACAACTATACTAAATGATACGATATCGGAACGTGTTGTTCGTACTTTTTTAGAGCTATCAAATTTTCAATATAAATACTGTCATTATTTACAGACCAATCTTTTTCTGAATTATTTTCGTCACCTTCTACATTCCCACTGGAAAAATCATAAAAACTTACTGACCTACCTTTGAATAACGCGTAACGATTTAAACCTCCATAATTCATAATATTTGTAGTGGTTTTACTTTTTTCCTCCCTTGCGTCTTCTATTGCGTGTTTACAACTTGTAAAATAGTAATATGGTCCGAAAATATCATCTATACTTGATGCCATATTGCTAAAGACTGACCTAAATTCTGCTTTTTTAAAACTTGAACCAGTGAATCCTACGTCTGGTAACTCATATGAGTGACCATCTTCATCCGTTAAATATAAAAAACTACGATTATTTTTAAAAAATTCCACAACGTCATTATGTATCAAAGCATCGCAAGAAGATTTACGACATATTTCTTCAGATAATGTAATCCACATATTATATAAATTTGTCACAGTTGAGTCCTTGTTTATTTCAGTGCAGTCATAAAATAGATAAACAATGTGATTTTCATTCACATATCCTTTGTAGTATTTGTTAAAATCTACAGATTCATCCTTTATAACGTGACTAAAACTAGCATTCAACAATTTGTTACTACAGTCAAGTATATCCAAGTGATTCATATAAAAAAAACGATTAAAATTCACTTCAGATAAAATGTCGTCTTTGTAAAATTCTCTACTTTTGTTCAATATGAATTCTACAAATGGATATTTACCGCGTTTATTTATTGAATACGGTATAATATTTACAATTCCGTATTTATTACTACTCGTATATTCATCTATATTGGTCTTTAATAGTTGTAACGCACTGTCATAACAGTTCTTATATTTTTCTTGTTCGGCTACATATGAACCGTCATCTACGACCGAATTTTCTTGTGAATCCATTTTCTAAATACTAAGTTGTTATATTTAAGTTTTTTCATTATGATTTATCTATTTTTCTTCTAATGGTTTCTTTTATTTGTTCTTCTCTACTATCCATAATATGTTTTGTTAGGTCCTCTGCGTGTTTCGGATCATTTTTATAATAATTTTGCAACACCGACATTAAAATTTTGGCGTTTATCGGTTTTTTTACTTTATTCTTTTTGTAAATTAATGCGCCACCATTAATATCAAAACAGTCTATTTCATTTTTTTTCATTACAGTCATTAAGGTTTCTGATAAATTTTTTTTCTTATTTTTTCGTTCTTTTATTTCATTCTGAAGCTTCATTATTTCATTGTCTATCTTTATCCACTCTTTTATATTACTTACTAATTCTTCTTTTGTCTCCATACAAAAATAATATACATAAATTCTATATTATTTTTTTACATTATTTGTATTCCCGTTTTATTCTTCTTGTGTTAAATCTATTATTTCCGTTGTTTTTTTATTCAACAAGCTATAATGCCTTTTACATACTTCATCCGTGAAAACTTTGCAGTTGCAAGGTGTACCCTTTTTGATTCCAGTCTTTAATATTTGACTACAACCAACGAGTTCATTTGTAGTTACCGTATTTTCGTCCGAATTAATTACTGAATTCAATTTTTGCTTCTTATTCTTTTCTGCCTTTAGTTTCATCTTTTCTTCTAACTTTTTCATCTTTTCCACCTCTTTCGCCTTATTCTTTTCTGCTTTCAACTTCATTTTATTTTCTTGCATTATCTTCTTAAGCATTGCATATTTATGTAATGGGCAGTAAAATTTATTATTTGTAAGCATCTTAACCATCTCATTTTTACATTTTACTGGTTCACCATTCTCATCAATATTAGAAGTCTCATAACAACAGTCACCTACAATATATCCATCTTTTATTAATATACTATTATTTACGTATTTATGACTACTTTTACATACCGTTTCATCATAAAAATTAACTCCATGTACTTTTGGATACCCTTCTATATACGGCAATAATTTTTTTTGCACATTTCTACAGTATGGACATCTAATATCAGTAGTCCTTAAACAGTTTCTTTCCATAGAGTTAAATTTTTTCTTGTGATTCAATGTATCATAAAATAATGCTTGATAATTGAATTTATGACCACAAACCATTGTTACATAATTTTCAGTCAACGGTTGACTACTTATTAAACAATATTCCAGATTTTCTTGTGTATCTTCTTTATCCAAAGACTTGTACAATTCTTCATAAAAATTTATGTTTTCTTCTATAAAATATTTAGTCATTGACAGTTATTTACTAAATATTTGCAAAAAGTCTTTATATTTATTCTCTTTTATAGATATATTATGTCACCTGAAGCATGGGGACCACCAACGTGGACACTATTTCATACTTTAGCTGAAAAAATACACGAAGACACCTTTCCTATATTGGGACCACAGTTATTTCATCATATTAAAAATATTTGTAGAAATTTACCTTGTCCGGAATGTTCTCAACATGCATCTACATTTTTAGCAAAAATCAACTTTAATGGCATTAAAAGTAAAACCGACTTTAAAAATATGTTGTGTTTTTTTCACAACACTGTCAATTTTAGGAAAAAAAAACCAGTTTTTGATGCTTCTGGATTAGAAAAATATAAAAATATGAATACTATAACCGTTTATAATAATTTTGTAAATGTATATCACACTAGGGGTAATATGAACTTGCTTGCTGAATCATTTCAACGAAAAATTACATTGATTGGATTTAAAAAATGGATAATGAGTAACATTCAATCTTTTTTATGAGTTTGTATTACCAATTAACTCTCCGTTTTTATAAACAGCGCATTTAAATTTTTGTTTTGTGGGCATTGAACATGTTTCCTTGTCACTTGAAACTTCATTAAAAAATAAATAAGTATTCCCTCCATAGTAAAACATTGGAATAACAATTAAAGTTGCAAATGTGAAACCACCTAATAAATTCACAAAAATACTCTTAAACCCCGAAAAACATTTCTGAGTATTACGATATCCCAAATCAAGTAATAAATATAATAACAATCCACTTAGAAGCCAGTAGTTGATACTTTTATTCAAAAACATTGGCCAACATAAATAAAATAATGAAAAAGATATTACAAACAAACTGAAAGTTGAATTTCCTAGTGGACTATACTTGATTTTATTACACATCTCATTATTTGGAGTAAATACTGGAGTACTAGAACCGTAAATAACTGCTTCTCTTGCAAGAACAGATGCTATTAAAAATGCCAAGTATATGAACCCTTTGAAATTTTGAAATAAAAAAGACATACTAAATATTGATATCGCAAGTATGATTGGACTAAGTAATATAATCAACGTAAACAGATTTAACGGTTTTGAAACATTAAATAAATCACTATTTAATGGGAGGTTATTTAAATTTTGGGTTATTTGAGGAGGGTCCATATATAATAATCAGTTATATTATTTTTATTCACAAATCGTTAATAAATATCCAACCAAATTAGATAAATAAGCACAACTATTCATCAATACAAAAGCAGACAATATTGTTATGACTGGTTTATCATTTGCTAAAATAGAATATACTGGGTCATCGGTAAAGTATCTCCAAGGAAGATAAATAAAAATAGCCCAACTATACAACCACATACAAGTGTATTTGAAATCCGCATTTGAAAAATTATTATTGCATTCGTCGTCGTTTAGCATACGATACACTATTATTGAGTATACCAAACCGTGATTTAATGCGGACCAAAATTGTTCAAACGCTACAATGTGAGGGTCGCTATTTTTATCGTCTCTATCTTCCATACCCAAAAAAAGTTTGGCAAACCAGTATGCAAATGTAATCATAAAATGAACGTTGTGTGCAAGTGGCAAAATTTTGGGATTGAAATAATATAAAAAAGACACTAAATGCCCGGTGTCGGTAAATCGTATAAATTGTTTTACCCAATTGTATGGGTGTGGGACAAAATCATACAAATGTTCGTAATGGTAATAATAGTTTGTTACGTAGAGTTTTTGAATAATAATGGTTGTCAAGTAAAAATCTTTTGTTGTTACGTATAGCAAGACTTGTAAAACGGGTATATAAAATCCGTCTTTTATTATGGACGATGTGTATTTTTTTAACTCCATTATGCGTTCAACTATATTAATTTCATTTTTGTATTTAATATAGTTTAAAATATTATTTCTCTAAAATCAAATCAAACGCTTCGTTTATGTGACTGATGGGGTAAAAACTAATTCCTTTAATCAACTCATTATCTTTATATTTTTCCATAAAATCAGTATAGTCTTTCATATTTTCTTTGGGGAAAATAAACGACGTTACTCCGGCTTTGATACCACCAATAAATTTATAATTCAACGCACCAATTTCATTCACGCTTCCGTCTAAATTTGCTTCACCAGTCACACCAAACGTGTTTTTAATTTTGATATTGTTCAACAAACTGTATAGACAAATGGTGATGGCAATACCGGCACTCGTACCGCTTTTATTGATGGAACCATCTCCGCTATGAATATGCATTCCATATTTATATTCACCGTCGTATTTTTCTCTCAATTGTTTCTTTCTCTCTTCGCCAGTTAAATTATACGCCAAAGTCAACGCAATATGCATAGACTCTTTCATCATATCGTCTAATAATCCGGTTAATTTCAAGTCTAAGTATTTATCGCAAGGGAAGAATTTAATATTGGTTGGTAAAATACCACCCATTCCCATATTATTTGCCCATAAACAGTTAATCACTCCAACTTCACTATTTTCGTGTATTTTCTTTACGTGGTTCTCTCGTTTATCTTTAAAATATTTCATTTTGACATCCTCTATTTTAATCTCAATTGGAAACTCATACTCTATTTCAGTATTCTTTAAAATATCCAAATTTATCTCTCCTACGATTTCAAACAATATTTCTTTTAACTTTCTAACTCCGGCTTCATTAGTATAGTTTTCAATAATAAACTTCAAAGTGTCGTCGTTAACATTTATCATATCAACGAGTCCCATTTTTTTATAAACTTCCGGCAACATATGGGTATTACAAATAATCAACTTGTCTTCTATGGTTAAGTTCGTGAACTTGACGCGGTGAATACGGTCTAATAATATTTTATCTATTGCATCTACGTCATTATACGATAAGATAAAAAGCGCTTTGGATAAGTCCAAGTCAATACCGGTAAAATACTTATCTTGGAAACAGTCGTTTTGAGTAGAGTCCAACAAATGGGTTAAAATACCAACGATTTCCTTTCCGTGTTCAGTTCTTGATATTTTGTCTACTTCATCTATAAAAATGATTGGATTCATACACTTTTTATCCATAAGTATTTGAACAATACCACCCCAAGTTGAACCAACATAAGTGTAGTTATGTCCGTGTAGAGTGCTTCCATTTGAATCGCCTCCCATTTGTATCATTGCAAACGGGCGACTATTTCCGTCATCATCTTTCAAGCAGTTGGATAATCCGTATTTGGCGAGTGTAGTTTTTCCCAGTCCGGGAGGACCCTCAAATCCAAAACAGTAACCATCTTGTTGTCCGTTTATCCATTGACCGATGATTCTCTCAATTTGTTTTTTTGCTTTTTCGTGCCCGTGTACTGAAGAATTCAACGTGTGTTTCACATTTGAAACGTAGCCATTTATTTTCTTGAACAGTTCTTCAATATGTATTATTTTTTTTAGACTAGTTTGAGTAGTACTGTTTAAAAGTCCAACATAAAACTTGTCATTTATTGCACCACAAGATAAACAACTATCCACAAAGGAACAAATATTATTTTTGAGACTTTCTTTACTTTTATTTGAAGTATATTTTATTTTACTTACACCCAGATTATTTGCGTCAATATAAGCGTTAATTTTAACAACATTATTAGTGAGTTCATTTTTATCACAACTTGTCAAATCGTTTTTAATATTTTGACAATTATTTTCTCTCAAGTCTTCCGTTATTTTTTGTTTAATACTTACAACATATTTTTTGATTTCAATACTGGTATATTTTTCTTTTAGAGGTACTGAAACTGGTGCTTTGGTGACAACCATTAAAAAGTTTTGTTTTATTTCATCCATCAAATACATAATTGGTTCTTTTTTATAAACACTGAAAGGTACTTTTAATAGTCCGTCCAAGTACTGACGAGCTTTTGAGCCAGAATCTTCCGACTTGGATTTAATTTCTTTCAACTTAATCATTGCCTTTTCTTTCACACTATCAGATGCTTTTAACAAACAAATTTGTTGTTCAAGTGGTATTTTATTCATATCAAAGTTCAATAAGTCATTGGTATATTGTATTGTTTTTTTCATTGCGTCACGAAAAATTTCTTTAATTGACCAAGGAAAACTATCAAATAAAATAATTTGTTCTT